ATCTGCAATTTAAAGCCCTCAAATTGCTCACCTGTTGCACCCGTTAACGCTTTTAAATTAGCTAACTCATCCTCATAATCAAGTATAGATGTAGCACTAAATGTAATAGCTTCTGCCGCAGTAGCTACCGTAGCTATGCCTTTTGCATAATCAACTACCTCATTTGTCTTTTCACCAAACGAAGGTAACATTTTATTAAACGCCCTATCTGCCCTTGCAGCAGCTACCTCAGCATTACGTGCAAAACCACTAACAGAACTATTCATATTCTTGAATGGTGCTGTTAGCCTGTCAACTGCCGTAAATATCGCTGGTATGGTTAATGCTGCTATGTTCATTTACTTCTTTTTTGTTTGTGCTTTTATTTCATCATTAACCGCCACAATATCCTCATACCAATAATATAGCCCCCGAAAATCCCAATTATCTAAAAAAAGCCCACCTATTACGGCAGGCTTCCAATGATGCTCTCTGACTACTGTCTTTATAGCGTTGTTTATGTCTTCGGGGTTTATTGAAAAAAAGATAAAATAACACTTGGCACTTCCAAGTCTTTCATATCTAATTTCTTAGCCAATGCCACCGATATACCTGTTGCACTCGAAATCATAATACAAGTTGTCGTAAATGCGTCTGCGCTACTCTCTAACTTACCCTTTGAAATTAAACCGTCTACTTTAATCCTATTAGCATATACCAACTCTTCATAATTTGGTAGTGGCTCTTCAAGTTTTTGAACTGGGTTACCTTGCTCATTAAACCTAACCTCACCATACATTACCATTTCAATTAGCTTGTTAATCTGCTCCGTTTTACCATCACGCTTACGTGGTGCAATACGCATAGTTTCAAGCCATTTACTTACCTCTTCTGTTGCTGTGTCTTTGTTAATTTGTGTGTTCATATACTTAATTATAGTTTGATTAATTGACCTGCACCTGACATTTTAATTGTCATAGTAGCAGTATTGGTAGCGTCTTGGATATCGCCAACAAACGTACCTGTAGCACCCATTGTAACGCCCGATGCAAAGGTATAAGTAAAGTTAGCTTCTAGTGGACTAGCTGCCACCGCTACTATCTTCTGCATATCCTCAGCTACATTATCATCACTTGATATAGTAGCCTCAAACATCCAACGAAAACGATTTTTAATAATGATGTTTTGACCGCCACCATCTAAGCCGTTAGTATCGTCATTGTTACGGAAACCACCCAAATCACGAGTAGCATCTTCATTACTTTTAGCACGTAGAGAAAATACCCCTACCGTATCATGTGCTACCGATATATCGACAATATCACCACCTATTACTGCCATTGTATAATTATTTTATAGTTTGTATTATTCTCCGAAATATGAATTAGCAAATGCCATTGTACTTGATATGTTAGCTACACCTGTACGCTCATAAGCAAACTCGGTATCTAAACGATTTGGATTAGTAGAATTTACTACAACTGTAGTATTTTCTATCATGTAGCTAGCCCTTGCAATCAACGCCCTGCGCTCAAACTCATTCGCTAATGCTGCAAGTAGTTGTTTCCATTTTTTAGGGGTAATAGTATTACCTACCGCTACCTGCGCTCCATCGCTAGTTATAACCTTGTCAACTACATATAGCAATTCTCTAAGGTAGTAAGCATAACGGATATTCCAATCAACAAACAAATCACGTACAAATCTAAACTTAGGGTCTGCATCGCCTATAGGTCTGTAAGTCGTTACCATGTCTTGTATCTGATAAACACCTGCAACCAAATCAACTGTAGAACAACCTAATTTAACGATTGCATCACGGTCATTATATTCACTCATCACACCTATAACACCGTCTGAAGGTACTGGCATATCAGGGTAATTTAACCCACCTGCACCAATATGCGGATTGCTTTGCGCTATTGGTGCATACAATGCTACCATGTTTGCAGCGGCTTCAAAATCAAACCCTTTACTATTTGGTGCTGGTGAAATTGCTATTGTGCAATTATTACGCCTTGCACTTGTAAGGCTTGACGGATTAGCCAATGTGCTACCTGTAAATACTGTAGCTGGGCGCATTATAATACCTGTATAGCGACCTGTTGGGGCTGTCTGTGAAGGTATGCCGTTCCATGTTTCAAACGCTGACAATGTAGTGCTATCGCTGCCTATTGCATTGATAATCATATTATCCCAACGATTGCCAATTATCGCAAGTGCTGCCGTTACTGATGGTGTGCCGCTTGCTGCCGTTGTTTGTGCTACTGCATACGTTATACCTGCCGCATCTCCGTTTGTATCTACGCTCAATTCAAATGCTGATGACAAACCACGCCACTTAGCAGTAAGATTACACAAAGTAACTGGGCTATCTAACGCTGCGTTTACTGGTACATTCAAAGAACTGCCAATCATATCAAATATCTTTGCTGATATGTCTGCTGGCGTATCTCCTGTTTCAATATTTATATCATAACGTACATCTGTAGCCCTTCTACCTGCAATAACAATAGTATGTGTTACATTGCCTGTAGCCGTTCCTGTTGGTGTGATTGACTTAATGTTGTTTGCACTACCTGCCGCCTTTTCAATAGGGTAAACTATTGTAGGAATACCACCAACACCGCCATTTTGAGGGCGCAAAATTGACATTATGCGATGTGCTGGCGAACCATAACCAAACAAATCACCTGCCTGCTGTGCCGATGTTACAGTATAAGGTATTGTAAAATCAAAACCGCTTTCGTTAGCGTCATTTATTTGGCTTAATATGGCTATTGATATTGGCAAGTTAGCAGATGTGGTAGCTTTATTGCCTGCACTAACATTATAGCCGACTACTCTACTTAACCTTTCTGCTCCTACTCCTATATTTGACATAATTATTTGCTTTGGGTGTAAATTTACCCACCTATAACGCCATTACTACACATTATGCCGACATTATCGGTAAATTTATTTAATCATGTTACAGTAGTCTATCCAACTAAACTCTTTACCCTTTTTCATCTTAACCCCAAATATATACACTGCTATATCCCTTACGGCTATGTTATATATCCTACAATCTAGCATGTGGTTAGCTACTTTGCTGTGCTTTTTTTGCCATTTACTAACCGTTTCACCTACACTATTTACCGATATAATGCACTCTTCCGCCTCGAAATGGTCAAAGAAATTAGCTTTATTGTAAATTCCATCATTAGATATTTGGGGAAAATTCATAAAGCCTATCGGCTGACTATCCTCTGACTTATCCCACTTTAAAGCCATATACTCACTGTTTATGTCCTTAATAGCGTTTACTTCCAATATCCACATATCGGAACGGCTTGCACCACGCTTAAACAGTGCCACATCTGCCGCTTTACGCTTAAATTTACTTTCGGTATCTCCTTTTATACCTAAAATATAATGGTTTGTCCTATCCATAAACTCGTAAGCATAAGTAGTAAAGTTAGATGTATCTAATCCGCTTACTACTATTTTCATTTGCCTACCTGTATCTACCTGCCATATCGTATCTAATACCTTTTCATATTGTTTCCATACGCTGTTTTCCTTTCCATATTCATAACTCATCTTAGGTCTATCCTTATTGGCGCTGTCCCCACGCTGAAACGTACCAATACTGCCATGTATAACGCTCCAACTTGCACCCAACCTATCCCATGCAACTACTTCATAGTCAAGCCTTGCATCGTCTACCATGCCGTTTAAGTCCGCACTGCATGTTAACATAACTATATCACCATTGCCATACTGCTTACTAAGGCTTTCGGGAATAATACCCGATGGATAGTCTTGCCTATTGCGCTGTATGTTCTTACTACTTGTTTCTATAGCCTCACCTTCGTAACATTCGCCTAGTACAGTATTTGCAAATACTTGATATTCTCGCTCATCTCGCTTATCTCCTTCGGGGTGTGCCTTAATCCAATCTCTTACACTATGTTTCCAATCAAACATCCATAAAGGGGCGTATAATGACGATATATGATAGCTGTAATATTGCGGTCTTTGCGCTTTTGCTGTTGGCTGCCATATACCACCATTTAAAAAATCATATTTATTTTTATCACTAAACCAACCGCCACACTTATAGCAACAATAACCTACGCTTTTTTCATCTAACTCTCCGCTTATAGGGTCTACATCCCACGTTATACCGCCCCTATTATTTGCCACCTCACCTGTCAATGGGTTAATAATTTCGCCCTCTCTTATATCCCACTTTATCAATATAGGTTCATGGCAACATTGGCACTCTATGTAGTAGTGCCGCCTATCACCTTCAAGATATGCAGGTAGTATAAGCGACTTATGTTTTTCCATTGGCGTACTTATAAGAAACATCTTATAACTATCCTTATACGCTGCCGCACGTTTCTCAATTAATTTTAATAAATTACCACTTGTTTTACTTTCGCCTTTCATCTGGTCTAAGTCATCAAGTAATATATATTGCAAATCTACCTGAGCAATATTTTTATGATTGTTTGCACTACCTATTGATACATAACCGCCTGCAAAATCCTTCTTAGTATCGGTATCGCCTGTTTTCCTATTTGCCCTACGTGCTGATTGTGAACGTATGTAACTAGCTATGCCTGCACTATCAATCATCTTATCTACACGTTCACTTGCCTTTGGTATAAGGTCGGGGCTACCTACCATAAGGTAACTATTAGCAGGGTTATTAACAATCATCCAACCAATAGCAGGTACTAGCACTGTGGTACTAAATCCAATCTGCGCACCTTTCATTACCGCCACTACCCTAGCATCATCATAAGGTGAAAACCTATTTATAATTTCCTTTGTATATGGTGTTTGGCTGTACCGTAATGCTCCCGGTCTTGGCTTATCCATTATCATATTAGCCTCTGCCCAATCAGCAGGTAAGATAGTGGATATCTGCGCATTACCTTGCGTTAATATCCGTTCTAATTGCGGTAAATAAAGTAGGTTGTTATCGTTAAGCATAATTACATTCTTTGCCCTACCCCTCTCTTTTCGGAATAGTCATTAATTACATCTTCAATAGACTTGACTGTTAAATTGGTAGCCTTAGTAACTGCATCATTCCTTAGCCTTATCCACTCACCACGTAAGTAAGCGGTATCACTCGGTGCAATGTCATACTTATGTGCCATTGCTAACAATAACTCTTCATCTGCATTTTTTTGCTCCTGTAAAATAAAATGATTGTGTTGTTTTACTATTGGTATTAATGGCTCTGACGGCACAACTACGCCCATCTTTTTTTCAATGTCTATTTTGTTTTTTTCAATATCTGTTTTTAGCTTTTCGCCTTGCAGATATTTATATAACATTTCTAATTGCTGGTAATCCATACCCTCAATCATTTGCATAGCTGTGCTAACTTCACCTTCCGTTATCCCATCGGGTAGCTGCATGCTTGCCTTTGGTTGTTGTGGTGCTACATTGCCACGAGGTACGCTAATCTTTTCGGCTTTTGGCTTTATAGGTTCTGGTGTGCTGCTAATTGGGTTTGGTTCTTTGCCCATTAACTTTTTCTGAATGTAGATTTGATTCTTTGGATTGCTCGTATCAATCATACCATCATCGTTAACTATAACCTTCCCCCTGCTAATATCTACGGAAAGATATTTAGTTTCAATATCGCACTGATTAGCAAAGGATTTTTTTGTAACTACCGCCATTGTTGTCAAAATTACGGCATGTTGTCAAAACTAACAACAAAACTAACAACAAAGGTTGAAAACCTATGCCACATTCTTTCTTTTGCGGGTTTCATCCATTGCGATATAGAAAAAATCTATGGGAGGACCCGTGCCTTTCTCATGGGTGCGTATAGATAAAATCTATTGAAAATTACATCTTTGTTTTCTATCTCTCTTATTGTTTTGCTGTTCATGTTGTGTAGCCCACCTACAATTTTCTTTATAATATCCTTTGTTATTATCTATTCTATCTATTGAATATCCTGTATCGGCTATGCAGTATTACAATAAAAAATATCTCAAAATAAATGCACATTGTATTACATAATGGATTACCTTTACAGTATTAAACAAACACACAATGACACAGACAACATTTACTACCGCTCAAATCAATTCAGCAAAAATAATAGCTGATAACAAATGTAATAGCACATCAAATTTAGTAGCCGCAAGCGATTGCGCAAACCTAATGTTTGAAGGTTTTGATACCAATACTGGTGCTAAATTATTTAGACTTTATAAAAGTTTTGATAAGAATTTTATGCCGATAGTAGCAATTAGTTACTGCTATGTGGATTAACTTATTTCGGGGTGCAGCATCCGTACAACTGCAAAACTTTTCAAAATAAATTAGGTTATTAATTCAAAGTGTATTACTTTTACAATCACAAACACACATAGTTATGAACACACAGACAACAAACACACAGACAATAGAAAACACAATAGTAGCCTTTCACATTGGTAGAGGCGGACAATTTTACAATGCAGGTCACGTTACCTTTTTGGGCTGCAAAAATATAGGTTACTTTACAAGCGATTTAAATTTGGCATTTGAAAACGCCATGAAAGTATGGAAAGCTATCGGTAATCGTGAGAACCTGCAAGCTGCATACATTGAGGTAATGGATAGCGATAACGACCTTAATTTGGCTGCAAAATTCAAATCACGTACAGGTCTTGATTTGGGTGCGTTGGTTTATGTTGCCGATAACGGTGAAATAGTAGGTTTGACTACAGAAGATGAAGCTACTGGTATTGGCAGCATAAACATAGACAATCAATATGATACTACTTTCACTTGCTATCTTAAAGATTGTTCCGATGCACAATTACAGCTAATAGCTGACTATAGCGGATACTTACCTTCTGATGTTCTGGAATATGCACAAAATACAGTAAACGCATAATACAATCTTACACTCCCCCACCGAGCCGCTCTGTTAATTCAGGCGGCTATTGTGGGCAAAACAAAACACACATTTTATGAACACACAATTTAAAGTAGGGCAAAAAGTAAGAGTAATAACAGGGGCAAATGTTGTCGACTCTGATATGTTTAACAACATGGCAGGTGTAATAGTTGACATATTACTTAACAACACTCCAGATGTTTGCATTTATGTAGACTTTCAAAACGGCTACAAAATTTGGTGCTACACGCAAAATGATAGGGGTATTACATTGAATGTAGAGATACTAGGGTCTGATACATTTAGTGCTACAATAGAGTTTAGAGGTGACATGAGTGTAGGCATACGCCCTTACTATTACACACTGGGATTAGACGCAAATCTGATAGAAGTATTTGCAGACGATAAAGCATATAGAGATGAGTTAAGAAATAAAATACAAGCCCTATACACCGAGATAGATAACGAAATGAAATGCCATGTAATATTTTCAGACGAAACAATTTAACCACATGATACGCAAAATAATAATATTCTTAACGCTGCTGCTACTTGCGGCACTAATCCAAAACTACTAACATGCCTAGAACAATCATAAGTAAAGTAAAGGTTTTACAAGTTTACCCCGATGCGGTTTGTAAGGAACTAAACACAAACACATTTTTGATAATAATAAATGCTAATTGGCTACCTAAACAACAAAGCGAGGCTAAGGCATGGAATAGGGCTTGGCAGATTATCCGAGCCGAACAACGCAAATCAGACGGTAACGCACCAAAAGAGATTACCACAATAAGAATAAAACCCACTGTAAAAGCTAACATAATCAGTAAACATGGTAGCGTTCAAAAGTGGGTTGATAGTATGACCACCGCAATATAGCTTTAAACCCCCCTAATCTTTCGATTACGGGGGTTTTTTAGTTAAATGGTATATAGATATAGGTTTGTAATTATAACGCCTTATTTCGCCTATTTTTCAAAGTGGAAAATTACATCGTTTGTTACATCGGTTACTAAGCCATAATCTAAACACAAAGTAAATTTAGAATTCAGTTCCCTTAGTTTGTCGTGCTGTACCCGAATATGAAATCTAAACTGTTGAATACTCTTACTCCCCTTACGCCTTTTACACCTCATGCAGCTTGGATATAACTGGTTATTAGTGCTGTCTAGTTTTAGAATTTGCATACTTAACGCATTACCGCAATATGCACATTTGCACCCATACTTGTTTAGCACGTTTTCTCGGTCTTGTCGGCTTATTCTGATTTGTGTTTTCATGCCCTAATTGTTGAGTATTGTTTCAATTACATTTATCCAATCACTTGCCGTTCTGCAAACATGCACGTAATGCCCATTATTAGCCCAAATAAGGTGTAGTTCTTTCTGTTCCCTACTAAGTACACCATTCGCCCCATTTTTCAGCTCTATTGCCGTTAATTTACCACCGTACACACAAAGCATATCAGGTACACCTGATGTAAGCCCTGTCGCTTTCATTTTCATTACCTCAATTTTGTTCCTGTACCCACCATTCGGCACACTGAATAATGTACCTCTTATTTCGGGATAGGTATTATGCGCCCACTGGTAACATGCGGCTTGTAGTTTATCTTCTGATGCCCACCCTATTGCATCTTGTTCGAGTAGTTGTTGTTTTGTCATTGCTCTAAGTGTAAAAGTTATTTTAGCTTTAATTGTGTTTTGTTATTTAAATGTTGGGTAACAAACTTTGACCAACTTTGTTACCTTTTTTTTGCAACTTTGTTACCGCTAACTCATTGATAATCAGTGCTTTTTTCGCCCAAAACGTCGGGTAACAAACTTTTACCCATTTTTCATAGCATTCTATAATAATAAAAAAAGTTGCAGCCCTTTTATTTTTTGCTTTTACTACTCTCTTCTTTTTTTTTCTCTATACACGTAATTAAGTAAAAAAGTCTGTAACTCTGTTACCTTTTGTATAAGTCATTGATAATCAAAGGCTTATCGGTAACAAACTTGGTAACAAACTTTGAAAAGGTAACAAGGAAGTTTGTTACCTTTTGCTTAAAATGGCACTTCCGCTGCTAAATTGCTATTTTTTTCGGGACTATCAAATAACTTATATCTATCAACTATACCATTTTCTTTGATTAGCACTTGTTTTTCAAAGTGTATTTCATGTTTTTGACAATAGCTTTCTAGTGCTGAATTAAGCCGTATAGATGATAACTTATACAATTTATTACCCCCATTATCAGAATAAAAGGTATCGTAGGTGTTATTGAACGCTTTAACTTGCACTTTTTTTATAAGTTTCCATTCTGTAATATTTTCCTCTATGAACTGTAAAGTTAATAATCCGTACTCTTGTTCAAATTGTTTTTGCCACCCACCTTCCGTTAATTGTGGGGCTGTAAGCCTCATGACCTTGAGCCACTGCTGAATAGATGCAAGGATAATGTTGTCGTAGGCTTGCCAATCTTCGGTAGTCCAGTCGGTAGGAAACATCTTGCCAAAGTGGGTATTTACGCCACCTGCTTTTGTAAAAAAGTCAGTAAATTCAATCGGTATAATTCTACGCCTTAAACCACCGTCTGACACCTCATAACTGTAATTTGTGCTGACTAATAGCTTAGGCATATCTCCCACATCAACGGTACTAATATTTTTGAATAACTTTTTGTTGATACCGTTACCGCTTGACAGTTCTTTAAGAAATAGGAAATCAAACTTTTTCGGCACATCTGATATTGATAGTACTTTTTCGTAGTCCCATGACTGCAAAAAATCCTTATCTAATACTACTTGACTTCCTGGCAGGTTCTTAACACTTGTAGCGTATTTAAGCATATTGCTAAATATGTTTTTACCGCTACCGCCCCCTGACTTTGGGTCGGGACATTGCTCAACTAATACTACTATATATGCGTCTGATTCGTCTTTAAATTCGTGGCATAGATAGCCAATACATTGCAATACGTGCGGTGTAACACTAACTGATAGGTCAAGATATTTGTAATAAAGTGAATTTTTATGGGTGTTATCTGTTGTTACTGTTAGGTCACGTAGTTGTATTTTGTTTTCCCATATTAATTTGTTAGCTGGTAGATTGCTGTAGGGTAGCACTTCAACTCCATCTTTATCAATAGTAGCATAGCAGTTGTTATAGAACTTATATGATAGGTGTTTAGTGGGGGTCAGTATGACTGATGTATCTAATATGGGTAGGCTGGCAATAATATGTTTGCCTGACTTTTGGATAAATTCATCTAACGCATTAAAAACTGTTTCATACTCTTCGGCATCTTCGATATGTATGTATGATTTTAATTCATCAAAGTATGTACGTGCATCGGTACGACATATTTTGTACCCTTGTATTTTGGTTACATCTTCTTTATGTAAGCGATAGCCTAAGCCATGCGATACGGTGTACAATTTTTCTCGGCTGATGTATGTGCCGCCCTTGTCATTTATCGCCCAAAATATGCCATGTGGGTGCGTTTCTGTAGCCTTTTGTAGTATGTCCTGTACAAACTGCTTTGCCTCATCTGATATGTTAGCAGGTGTAGGGGTATTATAGGCTGTAGCGGTCTTAATTATCCGTTGTTCATGTTCATGTTTAATTTTACCATATCCACTATCTACTAAGTGACGGTATAGTTTTTTGTAGTCACCACCGAATTGTAAAGTACATAGTACTGCTGCTGGTGTTAACCATTTGCCCGCCTCAAATTCGGTACTGGTGGTAAAAAAATAATATAATCGGTAATCTTTGCGAAATGTTACAGATACGCCCCCTTCATTTCTGTTAGGTCGTGTCCACCTGCGGTACATATCATGGTCATTAAATATCTTATAACCATTAGCTGTTAATATGTCCTCTGCTGCTATGCTACCGTTAAAATGGTCGAATGGGTTTTCATCGTAGTAGTCAGTCTGTTTTTTAGTGGGCTTGTAGCTTACTTCTGCCTTTATGCGTTGGTTGTAGCTGATGCAAAGATTAATCAAGCTATCACGCTCTGATTGTGTGATTAGTGGTATGTTAGCACCCTGATGTATGGAATAGCCCATTGATGGCGGTGCGAGTGCGTAACCACCTTCTCCCCTTGTTTCAATACCACATTCTTTAACATCTGCTTTCCATGCCAATTTTTTATTCCCTTGCGCTTTACCGTCTGCAATTCTGTATAGTATGTGATAGCCCCCTGACGGTGTTTTGTGTATGCGCAGCCTGTACCATAGTTCGGGGTATATTTGGCGTATATCGCTAAAAAGTCTACCATCTATACCGTTCCAGTGCTTACAGTCTATGTCTATTATCTCTAAGTTACCAGATACTGCACCGCATACCATAGCAATAGCTGTAGTATTATGCTTATCCATCTCGTACCATAACGCCTCTTTGCTAATTATATTAGATTGGTATTGTTTCCAACCTGAATAGGCAACTTTAGCAGGTATGATAGTTCCATCTTGTTTTGTTTCTGCTTTGTCACGTACTGGTACAATGGATATACCAGCAGATAATAATTCCTGTACTTGCCCGAATACGGCAGATAGTTCTTGCATTGTGTAAAAATATTAGTAATTTAGTTAGGAAATATAACCTCTCCCTTGTAGTGGGTACGGTGCGAGTATGTTAAAAAAATTAACCTTTAATGGGTTCAGCTCGGCAAAGCATCCCCCACTAAAGGTTAGTTATAATATCTTTGTCACTAGTTGCCGCTAGTGGTCTGCAAAGTTAAACTATTTTGTCGAAAAAATCAATTCTTTCTCCGTAACTTGGTGCGTTGAAATCTGCCCAACTTTCTTTATATCCCATAGCTTTAGCGTACTCATAGATATATGTAGGGGTAGTAAGTGTTAAGGCTTTCGCTACCCTTGCAGCATACGGTTTCTTATCTTTAATTTTTGCATAGTTAGCAAGTTCAATCGGGGTTAGTTGTGATAGGCGTTTACCTTTAATCTCTTTAAGTTGTGCGTTTTGCTGCTCCAACATAACAATATGCACCTGCTCAATCTCGTTGGGCTGCTTTGTTTTCACAAACACATGCCCACAATTACTACATTCTTGTGCTAATATTGGCAATAGGTATTTACATTTCGGACATTCTTTTATCGGTGCTACCCCTTCACGTTTTTTTGGTATGGTGTTCCAAACTACATTCCAGTCTACTGGCTCACCGTTTATACATGGGTAATCCCATCTGCCATGTCGCTTACCGTTACCCCCGTAATCAAGTACAGTCCACATTGCTTTACCTGTGTCGGGGCTTGTACGGCTTGCCCTGCCACACATCTGCAAGTATAATGGTAGGCTTGTAGTTGCTCTGTATAGTAGTATTAAGTCAACTGGCGGAAAGTCAAAGCCCTTATTCATTGATGCAATGCTGATACAAATATTTACACCGCTATGTAGGTTTGTAAATTGTGCTAATTCGTATGCCTGTACTGATTCACTACGTATTTCGTATTTGCTATGTTGTGTACAAACTTTATAGCCTTGTTGGGTCAGGTACGAATGTAATGACTCTGCCGATTTGATTGATGCGCAAAATATCATACATTTAGTGTACCTGTATTGGCGTAGGTGCTGTAGTACAAACTGGTGTGAATTAACGGTGTCAAAAATACGTTCTTGGCTTTCCTCTGTAAACTCCCCTGCTTTGATTTGCAGACTATTTAAATTTGCTGCTGTTACCTGTGCATGTTGATACTTTATAAGGTAGTTGTTAGCTACTAACCATTCAGGCTGTTTGCCTACTACTATTGAATTGTATAGCGTTGGTAGGTGTTTTGCCCACTTCATAGCTGGGGTAGCTGTAAGCCCTATCAGTAGTGCATGTGGTAGCTGTAGTAGTAGTTTTGTAGCTGTGCCTACGTGCGCTTCATCATTGATAATTAATAGGCTGTTACCCATAGTAGCGAACTGTTTAATCAGTTCTGCCCTACGTGCTAATGTTTGTGCCATTGCAAGATATAAGCGATTAGGTGCTAAGTAGCTAAGTTTTGCAGTGCTGTTGATGTTGGTTGTGTCTGTTATTTCAGCATCTAACTGCTTGTATATCTTATCACTTTCCGTTATAAATAGCACTGTTTTACCCTTGCTTAATGCTCTGTTGGTAATGGATATGGCTATCTTAGTTTTACCTCCACCTGTAGCAATGCAGTTAATTATACGCTTGTAATTGTGTACCGCATGTGCTACTTCAAGTACATTTTCTAATTGATAATCTCTTAGTGTGAACATAGTTGTGTGTGTTTAGATAATGATAGGGTTTATAGGGTGTTAAAATGGTAGTTTATCTATAGCTTGTTGCATAGCTTGTTGGTTTTCTACTGGTGCGCTTTGCTGCTGCTGTGGTGCTGTGGTACTGGCTGCTACTGGCTCAATTTTCCACATATCCAAATTTACAATGTACTTAGTGCTACCATCTTTTTTGTCAACATAGCTGTTGCCCTTTACATTGAACGATACCGATACTTGGCTGCCGATTGCGTACTTATCCAACACATCACACTTCGCCTGTACGGCTTGCATTTTGAGTGGATTTGGGTATTCCGTACCGTTTACGTTTTCTACTGTCATTAAGACAAATTCACGTTTCTTAAACTTATCTGATACCTGTTGTGTTTCAGATTTGGCAATCAGTGTGCCTGTTAGATTAAAGCTACTCATATTGTTTGTTTTGTGCCTATTGGCGGTTAAATTATTGGTGTTAAAAGTTTTGTTGATACTATAAATAAATTATCGTCTTTTTCTCGGCTTACTTTGCAAAACATACCGTCTGCACCCTCATGCATACATACCACCGTTACTACATCCCCCTTACTTGCTACCTTAATTTTGCCTAGTACCTTATCTTCTTTTAGGCGGTATCTGTTATTCTCCATCGTCTGTTATTGTTAACTCGGTGTGGTGGTAAGTTGGTATGTCGTGGTCTACTTTCTTTGCAAGGCTAATAAGGTCATTGTCAAGATGTACGCTTATTATTGTTTCGTTATCTGCAATCCCTAGAAAGGTTGTTAAATTGTTGTCTGTTAGGAACTTGCATAGCTGCTGATTTGTGTCGAACTTAATGTAGCACCTTTGACTGAGTGCTTTGCGAATGTCTATCATGTTAAAATAGTTTTATTTGTTTGGTATGGTTATTAATTCGTTTCATTGCTGCATCAAAGTACTCTTTATCCAATTCGCAAGCTGTCAAATCAAATCCGTAATCATGGCAAGCTATTGCGATACTTCCGCTACCTAAATGTGTGTCGAGTATTTTATCACCCTGTTTTGCGTATTTGTCAAGTAGCCATTTGTAAAGTGCGACTGGTTTTTGTGTGACGTGTACCCTTTCTTCTATTCCTAAATCTTTGTTTAAAGATATTTTTTTTGAATTTTTATCAAAAGAAGTAAGTGCTAATTCTACATTGCTCATCGTGTGCATTCCGTCCATGTATGGTTTGTGCCAAACTACAAAGCACCTACTGTTTGGCAAATGTTCAATGAAGTAATTACCTCCCCAAACTATCCAATTTACCGACACCCTGAATAACTCTTTGAAATATTTTTCGTCAGGAATAAAATCCCAGTCAGAACCCTTTTTTTGCCACTTCTTTGCCCAAGTTCCACCTTGCGTTAACTTTTCACCCAACCCATACGGAGGGTCAACAATAGCCAAATCGAAATACTTATCGGGGTATCGTGCCATTAAAGCCATGTTGTCTTCATTCGTTATTGTCAGCATCGGTGTAATTTAGTTTTATTTGTTTAGGTGGATTATTAAGCAACAACTCCACACGCTTACGATACAATTCTGTTTTCTTAATGTTGCCCTCTGCAAGATAGCGAAGGTACATATTGATGTAGTGTGTTAGGCGTGTGGAGTAGTCCATGTCTTACTTTTTTTTGTTTTTCATTCCTTCGGGTAATGGGTAGCCCTTTATTCTTGCTACATGTTGGTTAAAGGTAGCCCACAAATCAGTATCAATAAACTTGCAATGTACCGTACCTTTTTTGTAACATTTAATCTCGAAAAATCCCCATTTTGTCCACTCACCCCACTGCATCGGTGGTATTACTTTTACGTTCTTTTTACCCTCTGAAATTAACCTGTCTGCATACGGCTGTGCAATATCTATACTTTCTAAGTAGGGTAAATGACTATGTCTGTTATCCATCAATATCTTGCCATCAATCTCTATTTTGTAGCGGTGGCTGCCTGCACTATGTAGCGAATACATGTCATCATAGTTTGTGCCTGTGATAAAGCATAAAGCCTTTTGCAAATCGTCCATTAACTCCGTTCCTTTGCTACCCCACCTAAATTCTATTTCACCGCTCCAACCCCTGTTAACTCCATAAGGCATGATGAACTTTTCATTTACTAGGTAGTGGCTGTTAGTTTTCCATCCTTCTACATTATACCTGTTTTCGCTATAGTGTTCTGTTAGTTTGTCGAAAACCTCAATGATAGCCCTATCCATTCTATTGCCTGTAGTACCTATCACTATTTCTATCATCTTATAGATGTTACGCATAGAGAAAGGTACTTCGCTTTGTTGCTCCACAAACTTATTAATATCACTCTTTAGCCCTGTAGTAGAATACTTTTGCATATTCATTTTGGTAAATACCCATTGCCACGCTGATTTTTGTAAGTCTTTTTTGAAATCATTGCGCATTACTGGCAGGCTATCTTTTTGGCATGTAAATGAAAGTTTACTTGTGAAAAATGAACTTGTTAACTCATTCATTTCTGCACCTATCTGTAACTGCTTATCATATAACTGTACTGCTGATACATAACGATTAACCAAATCACGTACAAAGTTGTAAGGCATTATGCCATTTCCTTGTGCCTCTGCTGGCTCATCTTCCATAAAAAACCCCTCAAATTCTGCTTTGCTTTCACCTTGCTTGTGTATGCGTATTAATCCAACTTTAGTGTAGGTTGTGCGCTCTGCTGTGGTGAACGCTTCGCCTATATTGGTGCAACTGCCGTAGGTATCAATAATGGTGCGTAGTTCCTTACGTGTGGCACTGTAGCTGTTGTTGTACGTTTCGTAGTTGCATAGCATTACTATTGTGCAACCTGCTGGGGCTATTTTGTAAGCGTGTAATATATGCTCATCGCCTCTGCTAAATGGTGGATTGCCAATTATTAAATTAATGTGGCTTATGTCGCTTGACTGTACGGTCAGGAAATCATCTGAAATTACCTTGCATTTACGCATTAATATGCTACGTAAATCGTTATGTTTCTCACATGATATAACCTGTTTTGCTCCACTTGATTTCAGGTAGTCAACTATATGACCTGCACCGCCTGAAGGCTCTAGTACTATGCTGCCGTCAATAGTAACACCCATACACATTTGCTCAATTACATTGGCTGGCGTAGGGTAAAAGTCTGCATTAAACATGTGTGTTATTTGTGTGTTTAGTTATAAAATATTAAATCTGATTGCTGTTGTTTAACCTTTGCTTTGGGTATCGGCTTTCGCTGGTGGATATGGCTTTGTTCTTGTGATTGCTGATACCTTTTATTAAACCTTGCTATGGCATTTTCCGCTTCATTAGGGTACACCATTATGCTAGTCTTACTATCTACTATCACCCTTACTTTTTGCGGTCTATTTTGCTCTGCTATTACTATCCCCTCTTTAGTTTCAATCCGTTGTAGTGCTTTATCCTTAGCAGCCAAACTACACTCCATCGTTTGTACTACCTTTGTTCTTTTTGGTTTTGGTGGTGCAATGTTACGGCTTTTAATTGGTGTTGTTGTTTTTTCTTTTGGGTCGGGAAAATCACGATACTTTAGTTGACCGTTGTGTGTCATCCACTTTTTATTTCTGTATGGTAAGGTGTCCGCAAACTTATACAGTGTGGCAATCTTTTTGTAACTACCTTCCCCGATGTGTTCCATTACATGATATGCGTTACGTGCCGCCTTTACTTTAAAGTGTCCAATTTTAGGCATTTTGATTAGATTTTAGTTGTTCGTTAAATATTTCTTGTAGCACTTTAGTTACTTCAGCTACATTTTTTACACCCGAAATAAAGTCAAGTAATAGCCCGATATCTTCTATTCGTTCGCTTGTATAATCTTGTTCTAGTACATGCCAACTATCACTATTGCCAAATAACTTTAATTCGGTTCTTATGATTTCCATTGCGCTTATTTGTCTGCTTATAGCTTTTTTCAAATCATCTGTACCAGTTCTTTTACTTTCAATTAGGTATGGATTAAGTCGCAATGATTCAAGCGTATAAGATGCAATAGTGTTAAGGTATAGTATTCGTCTAAGGTCATTCATTAAGTCATCAAATGCTATTTCTGCGTATGTTCTTTTTGTGGGAGTCATTTTTGTAAGTTTAGCTGTGTGTTAATTGCTGATATATTGTACTTCATTTCGTCATCGTTTTGCAGTAACCTTTCAACCTTATTTAGTGCATGTATTACGCTTGTATGGTCTTTCTTATTGTACATATTGGTAATCGCTTGCAATGTCATTCCTGTAGTGCGCAAATAGTACCAAATTAAGTGCCTACATTCTGTAATATTGTATCGTCTGCTACCTGTCTTCACTTGCTCAATAGTCACCTTAAAATGGCTGCAAACTACTTGTTCTATTCGTTCAACTGTTAGCACTCCTTTGTATTTGCGCTCCAACCAAAACTGCTCTTCTATGTATTTTGCTGTTATTATCATGTTAGGGTTATTTAAGTGTAACTGCAATAGATGTAGTAGATGTTTTGATTGGTTTTAGTAGTGTAGACACTTCTCCTGTGGCACTGTCCACTATATCCAATCCACTAGGCGGTAATGATTTTAAAAACTCCTCACGTTCCTTTATCTTGGCTTTTAGTTCTGCCATTTCTGCATACAACCCATCAATCACGCTATCTCCACAATGTGCAAAATCATACTTCGTTCCTACCTCTTGAATACGAAAATTAGCGTTATGCAAATCAAAGTTTTTACCATGCTTTGCGGCTTGGGTAAGTAGCATTTCCTTGTACTCTTTATCCTCTGATAGTTCCTTAATCAAAGCCTCTGTATTCTTTACCTGTAAATGCACCTTTAATGGGTCTGTAATGCCGTCTTTTAGGCTGTTTATTACCGAACGTACAAATGATGTACGCTCGGCTTTGGTGGTTTCAAATAGGCTTAAAATTGATGTTGCTGATAATTCGTTATTTGTGTGCATTTAGTATAGTTTGTTTGCGTTCTGAAAATAGTTGTTTCATATCATCACTAAGGTCTGTATTTGCTGCAAATAGCATGGATAAACCTTCGATTGTGTTGCATCGTTGTATCTTTTGTTCTAGTGTTACTTCAGGTAGTATCACACCACTATTACACCACTCTAGTATCATTCTGCCAGTTTCCTCACTTGGCATAAATGGAATATTTGCATCGAATAAACCTGTACGGTCTTTGCTAACTGTTGCACTGTGTTTTGTGTCAAGTTCTAAGTTACAAGTCAACTCGTATTCAAAACCTTCTCTAGTAACCTCTTTTAGTCCTACTTTTTGCGGTACTTTTTTCCCATTCACATCTACTAACTCATAATCAGTCTTACGCCTAACGGTGGTAATCATGTGGCAAGGGGACTGTAAAATTGCATCTAGGAAAGCCTGATGACGTGGGGTAATCTTAGCCCAGTTAGTGTAGCTGTTACCAGTCATACTATTGGATATTTCTAATATACCGCCTTTACCGTCCCACTCATGTGTAATGCTATCTACTATAATAACTTCCATACCAGCATTTTCACATTCCTTAATGGCGGTTATATACTTTTCGGGTGTATATGGTGCTGTAAGTGATAACACGCTGTAATCCCCTAAATGTGCGTAAAGGTCGGCACTGCCATTTTCAGTATCTATGATAGCTACCTTTGACAAGTCGCCACCTGCTAATCCTTTAGCGATAAGTATAGCACTGAATGTTTTACCACCACCGCTTACGGCTGATAGTCCTAATCTGATTTTAGCCTTTTGTCTTGTGGCTTTTCTTAATGTACTCATGTGTTTGTGTGTTTAGTTTAACGATGTGTAAATGTACAAAATGTTATTTGAATTTCAAAGTAACTTGTATCTCTTTACCACATTTATTTTTACTTGCTATGTTGTGGGCTTTCCAGTTGTTAGGTCGTTTAAGTAGCTGGTGAACTGTGCTGCTATGTTTGCCCCAAATTGCGGATAGCTCTTTGATGTTGAATGTTAGGTCTAGGTCGGCAAATAGTATATGGTCGGTTACTTCGTTAGGTTTGGTGAAAATATACAAATACGTGCTATCATCCAGCCATAAACACACACAATCATTATCAGCATTAAACGGTAATGCTGGTTCTTGCTCCATGTAATCTAGTACTTGCGTTAAAAAATTGCGCTGCTCGATTGATGTGGTAACTATTGTTAATTTGTTTTCGATTGCTTTGAAAATGTGCATTTTAGTTGGTTTAAAAAGTTGGCTAAAAGATTAGTGTACTTGCGTTTATTGCGTCTTGCGGTATGGTAGTGGAATGTTACAAATAGGTCGTGTTTGCGTTTACGTGTCATGTTGTGGCGTTTTTTAGTAGGTAAATAATTCCGATTAGTGCCATTACGGTGTAGGCTATTAGTTCTATGTTTTGCGGTATCATGTTAGTATATATCTGTTTCGTCAAAAATATTGTGTTGTTTTTTGCGCTTAGTAGTGGTTATGCTTTCTCTCACAATCATAACGAATACCATTACTACTACTATTGCAGCAATAATTAGTGCGCTGTCTGCCGTTGTTGGGTTCTTTGGGTCTAACATCCTTCAACTGAATTTAAAGGGTTAGATAATAACGTTTCTGCTGTACCTGCGATTGCGACAACTTCATAAGGTGGCGTGTTTTGCGTACCTCTTATAATACGCTCGTAGCCCTCAATTAGTTGCATTTTATCGGCTATCATTTCCTTTTGATAGGCTTGTACCAGTTGCAGAAATTCAATCCCTGTATTAGTAGGTAATTGGTCTGCGAAATCGAGTAGTTTTTTTAGTGCGCTCATTTTGTTTGGTTTTAGTCTTCTGTTGAATATTCGTTTACAATTTGTTTTGCTAATTTCAGTAGCTTATATCTGTACTCTTTTTCACTGTCGTTTTTTGGCTCTTCAAAGTGTTCGTAACAGTCTAGTAAATCGTTGTAGGTATTCTCAAACCTACAGTATGCCATGTTTGCCATTGTGTTGTTTTTATCGGTTAAATTAATTATCTGTGTCTTCGTAATCGTCATCATCGTCATTTGGCTGTGGCTTCATGCCGTATTGTTCTGACTGTCTGAAATCGTACGGAATAATCTCCGCTACTATTGTGTTTTGTGTTTCTTTTGTCATGTTTTTATCGTTTAATGTTTAGCAAATGTACAAATACTTTTTGACACTACAAACTTTTGTAAAAAAATATTTTTATTTGTTTATTCGGGAAAGTAGTGTATCTTTGTGAAAAATTATAACACATGGCAGATACAGCACTACAACGGGCTATTGAGCAACTACAAAGTAAAATAAAAGATTATGACGGTGTAGATAATGCCGCTACATGCTTTAATGAAGCAATACAGATACTTACCGACCTTTTACCCTACGAGCGTGAAACAATCGAGACTGCTTATAAGGTAGGTGGCATAAATAGCAAAGCAATCTCATTCAATGGTATTTCAGAGTATAGAAACACACAAGATTACTTCACCAAAACATACAACCAATAACAATGACAGCGAAAGAAAAGGTACTATCGGTGTACCCTATGGCATATTGCGAATGGGATTACAACGTATCGGGAACTCACTCTTTTAAGTATTATATAAAAAATAAAAAGGGCGGTGACGATATAACTATAAAATTTAACACCCCTGAACAGGCATGGGAAAATTTAGCAAACAAAATTACTTCACTAAAACATACACAAACTAATGAGAATAAACGACCTATTTAAAGCAATCAAGCTATGGGATAAGATGGTACTAAAAGTACACCCCCAATATGTATATGACATTTGCAAGGGTAAAACTAAGCAGATACCGCCACCCTTAGCAGACGATATGATACGTGTAATACGTGAGGAAAGCGATAAGGCAATTAAACATTTGGAACTATTAAAAGCACAATATAATGAGCAATAACAGATACGAGGTAGTAGCACCGATGCCGCATTTTACGCACTTGTTCAAAGGGGATATATTATACCCAAAGCAACACGCATTATGTGGCGATTGTTGGGGTCATGATGAGGAAACTAATCCACAAAGATGGGTTACATTTTGCCCTGATTTTCCGCATTTATTTCGCCCTTTAAAGTGGTGGGAACATGTATCAAAAAATGAACTACCTGAATACGTAAAAGGTAAATTATTATCTTCTAAACCTGTAGGGGTATTTAAAGTAATTTGGAAAATGGAAGGTAGTAATTTATTATTACGTGAGTTTGACCACAATATATTTAGTTGGCTTGTAGATTGTAATTTGCAGCCAGCCACCGAAGCCGAATATCAAGATTACATAACCAAACTAAACGCTAAATAATGCAGCAAATTATAATAGGCTTAATATTCCTAAACTGCATATTGTTAGCGGCTACAATTAGTACGCTAAACGATGCAATGAACATTTTAAAACAACATAAAAAATAATGGAACACACAAGAACCACCCCCGAACAATCGGTAATACTCAAAAAGATTGGGTATGATGTGCCTGATACGCATTACTACAGTTCAGTCGTTGGTAGCATAATTTATGAAAGAATAGCATATAAATACAACTATAACATATTAGAGTTGGCTATGTCTGCACCAAAGTTAGTAGATGTTGCAACATGGACACGTACTGTACATGGTTGGCATGTAGCTGTAATAGCAGGTCATAAACATCGCACATGGTCATACATTGTTACTGATGATGACGGTCATACTTATACATACGGGGATAATGACGAAACACCATTTAACACTCACGACCTTGCATTATCACATGGTATTGATTTTATTTTAACTATACTTAAAAAACATAAACAATGACACCCACCCAACAAACTAAAATAGCCGAACTGCTGATTAATAAGCTAAAACAAGCCCAAAACAAACCATTTGTAGAGATTACCTCACAAAGCGAAATTGAAGCCGAAATTGAGGCTAAAATGGTGCTTGCTGGTGTGGTTTATGAGATGATGAGAGAGGCTTTTAATTATAGCTTTTTAAATGATGATAATGACTTTGATAACTTTTTAAACAATTTAAAATGCACTACACACGAGATGAGGTAATAGCCATTATAGACAATCTGCTAGGTATGCACCCTGAATTACAAGATGTTATAATGGGTGATACTTACGCATTGAACGCAACCGAATTTTTAACTATAATAGAATCAAAAACTAACTAGAACATGAATAATACGCCCGACATGGTCAACCACCCACCGCATTACACCGTTAACGGCATTGAGGTAATAGATATTATTGATGCCTTTAAGCTAAATTTTAATATGGGAAACGCATTGAAATATCTTTTACGTGCTGATAGGAAAGGAAACAAAGAACAAGATATTAATAAAGCTATTTGGTATTTGCAACGTGAAATAAACACAAAATAAACTAATAGCCCACTACCTTAAATAGTGGGCTATTTCTTTTAAAATATGTACGTTAGCCTACTAATCTGACCGTTATTCTTACTATGTATATACCCCTCTATCGCCTTTGGGCTGTGCTGGTAACCATTGCGATGATGCCAACCGTCTGTACCACTTGGGCTACGTAAACTCTCCACACATACACTCATATACTCTTTACTTTTCTTATGGTGAATGTGGTGCGTATAGTAGTACCTATGTTTGCATTTGTGCCAATTTTCACCAACTTCATGTGCCATTAATAATGCTAAATCTGTTTCTTTTGCTCCATCGCCATGTGTAGTACCGATTATGTTCTGACCGTATGTGTAGTACTTACGGTGCTGCATTGATGTATCGAATGTAATGTTTTCGCATTTCGCAAACCACGCATGTATAGTTTGTGCAAGGAAAAAACCATTTGTAAAATCATGATTGCTAGGGTTATACTGAAAGTGAACTGGTGCAATAGGTAGTAGTAATTCTATGCACTCTGTTAGTAGTTTCCGAGCTAATACAAAAGCATCATACCACATCATTGACGCATCTTGTGGCGTACCGCTTGTGGTTGTGTTTTTAGGGCTATCAACATGCAGTATGTCGTTACCTGCTACAAATAGTATCTGGTCAATCTTAAAGCCCCTTACGTACCCTAATATACCTTTAACGCCCTCTATTACTCTATTGTAAATTATGTCATGATTACATGCATCATTCGTTTCAAATGCACTGCATAACTTGTTTAGGTGTATATCTGCTGGGTCAATTACTAGCAGATAACCTTCGCTGTCTTGATTGTATTGTATGGTCGGGTATATGGGTGCATAGTTGGTTATATCTGCTATGATAGAATTGCGTATATCTTCATAGCTAACTTGCTGACCTTTACCATCAACAAATAAAGAGAAATGCTTACCCTTGTGCCAATAGTGCTTAACTTCATCTAACGGTATTCCTAATTGTTCACATTCATCACTTAATAGTGGGTGCTGTTGTTTCTTTTGTAACGCCCTTATATGCAGCCTAAATGCTTCGGGGGTTACATCTAACTTGTGTTTATCGACTATTTTTCGGGCTGTACCTGCTGCTGAACCGCCTGAATTTAGTTCTGCTAATATCTCATCATTCAAATACTCATACTTACTCGGTGTGTATTGATTAGCCATTATACGTGATTATGTGAATAATGTCGGCAAAAATACACAAATTTAAGTAGGTTGAAATTATTATTTTATTATTGGGTATCCTTTACTATCTTTTGGTAACACTGCTAATTGTGTAGCTTTAGTATAACCAAATGTTATCTGAAAATGTGGCTTATCAACAAATTTCCATGTACCGCCCCACTCTATGCCGAACCTATCCGCTATAGGCTTTAATTTGCTGTAATCAAAGTTCCAATTTACAGTTTTACCTACTAACTCCACTACATCAATGGCAAGTCCTAGATTATGAAACGATTGCCCCCCTTTAGCATTAGTAACTATCTTACCTGCTGTTGTTCTCCCTTGCGCATATAGTGCGTTTTGCTCGGCTATTGTACGGAGTGCATGTGTTACCCTTAGCGTTATATTTAACTCGCTTTCTGCGGCATCTATGAAGCGTGTAAAGGTATCACGTACTAATGGGTGTGTAGTTGCTATTCGCTGTATGCTTAATGGGTCTTTCATGTTGTAAAGGTATATTATTACTAAATAATTGCAATGTCAAATTATATGCTTACACTTATTGGTGGTAAAGGTAGCAATAAAAAACCCCAACCATAGAAATAGTCAGGGAAAATTAAATCGTATGAAAAAAACCGTAGTCAAGACAGGACTCGAACCCGTATCAGCAAATGTGCCGTCTTACCATTGAAACGACTTGACTAATTCAATATTCCAAATCTACGCAAAAAGTGTGCAATTATAAGCAGTATTAGTAGTATGTTCAATCCGATTGACCACAATAACTTACTACGCTGTTTATTTTTCGTTTCTGTGGCTAATAGTTCCCTAGTAGTACTTTGTATCAACTTGGCATCTAACGCCCTGTAATCGGTCTGTAATTGCGTCAATGGTCTATTATCTAGTATTGTGTCGGTTGTGCGTAGTGTGTCAACTGAATGACTGTACTTGGTTACATACTTAGTGATGTATGTAGTATCATTTATCGTGTTGGTTTTAGTAATGGTATCATGCGTTACTACTTTCTTACTCGGCAAATAAACGGTTTTAGTTCCGCTTAATTTCACTGGGAAATTAGCCAAACTCCATTTGCTCGGCACAACCTTTAGCACACTGTCTGCATCTGCTTTGCGTTTCAGTTTGTCGAACTTGCCGTATAACTTGGCTTGTTTCTTTTCGGCACTTTTGCAGCTACTAGATAGCAATATAAAAAATGCAGCTATGCAAAGTATGCAGCCTAATAACAGTGCTGCAAAAAACTTATCGTTGGGGTGATTATTTGATGTGAATGTCATGACGCAAATATAAACAAAAAAGCCGCACTAAGAATAATGCAGCCCCATTTTTAACCCTAAAACATTTTAAAAAGCCCCCAACCGAAACACACACAGTTGAGGGCTACACACTAAACACACATCTTTACTCACTCTTAGTATCATCATTTACATACCCAAACGCATTACTTACAGCGTATAGGATAGGAACACCTATATCCAAAACCCGACTTACATAGCTTGCAACTACATCGTTAATTTCGGGAAACGTGATATTTATTAGCTGCCATATAGCCAATGCAGCCATAAAGAAACGGTATATAACTTTAAGGGTAGGTGGTGTAGTACCCTCAAACCCTTGCACACCAAATTTAAGTATTTTGTTGTTCATTGTTTATTTTTTAGTGGTCATTAAGTATTGTATCTGTTGTTCGTGCCTATTCACATCATTGCCCATGTACTTAATCTGCTCCTGTACTTGTCTATAATCGCTGTTATTGCGCTCAATAGCATAAAGTATGTTGGTATAACCTTTAACTCCCATTGTTAACACACCGCCTGTAATAGTGGTAATGGTAATAATTACACCCCATGTAATGCCTGTTATTTTCTTGGTTAAAACCGTTTCTTCTTTGGGTGACATTTGCTACTTAAATTAGTTTTGACAAATATAGTTATAAAATCACAACCCCCAAATAATTAGCTATGTAATTACCTGCCATTATTTCGCTACCATTGTAAGCAAGTGCGAACTCACTATCTACTGGTAAATTACCCTCAGTCACTATTTTATGGTTAGCGTCTAATAACTTGTACCATATAGCACCGCTACCATCTGCAATAGTGGCTGTTACGTGCAATAGTGTTGCAGTCCCTGTGGTATATTCTCTTGGCTGTATCTGTATCATAGTCTAGTATATTTCTTCCAAATGCTGAATTAATCCATAAACAACAACGCCACCTACGGTACCATTATTTACCGCTTGTTGTTGCACTAATCTGTCACCTACTGGTGGTACGTTAGTAGTAGGATTTAATGTTACTACCCTTATTGCTGCTGTTTTACTTATAACTTCTAACTGCATGTAATAGGTGCTATTAGGGGCTATATAAACCGTAAGCCTGTATACATCTTCGTTATTAGGTTTGATGCCTGTATTAACCTTTGTAACTACGCCAGTTCCGCTATAGTGTGCAAATTGTAGTGTTGTGTCTGCGGCATCTTTTATAACCATTAATGATGAATATGGCGTAGGTGCTGTAAGGAATGTAGATGGGTCACCGCTTAATGCTGCTACCGCCTCTGAATATCCTATCATTATCCTTTGTGTGCTTAGATAGGTAGGGAACGAAAATGTAAATGTACCCCTACCACCACCACCACTAAACTTAGTGTTACCACAAATTATACCTGCCGATAGTGCTATGCTACCAATTCTAATTAACGAACTTGAATTAGCCCCCGATGCGGTTGTAAATGTTGTTTTATTGTAGTTAAGGTGCTGTATAGTACTATTCCATGCAGCCGGTATATAACCTAATGTACCTGCCGTTTGCACCATACCGCCATAGACATAGTTGTTAGTATATGCTATGTTTCCTGTCACTGTTGGCAACATAGTACTTGTAATCTGTGTATTTATAGCACGTTGCAAAGCCGCTGGTATGCTTACAGTATCATTTATCCTAATTGCACCCATACCCATTCTGTTACTGCCCCACATCTTTACACCGCCATGATAATCATTTACAACGGCAGATGTTGTTGTGTCCCATGCAAATTCCAACCGCATATCTGTTGTATCTATCCGTACCTTAGTTGTCCCACGAATAGTAGTATCGCCATTCGCTTTATAAAGCATGTTAAACTCATTGGCTTTAACTAGGGTACTACTGCCGCCTGTAGCACTGATAGTATATGTGCCACTTGTTGTAATTGCTGTTGTAGGCGTAATTGTTACATTAGTGCCGCCTACTAGCTGAATACTACTTACCGTACCCTTAGCATTCCACGTTGCAGCACTTGCTATGTATGCGTCTGCTATTGCTGTAGTGGTGTGTAGTTCTGATAGTTGCGTAACGCCACCTGTAACACTCATAGCATTACCGCTACCGCTACTTTTTGTAACAGTCAAAGCCTCACCGCTACCGCCCTTAGTTACTGATAATGCAGTGCCACTACCTGACGGCTTGTTAATTACGCCCGTACGTGCCGATATGGCATGTGTACCTAAGTCTACGTCAGTAGTAGCCCCTGTATATGGTACATACCCCGCCAATGACGGTATTTGAGTAGATACCCAATATCTTGTTGCATCCCATGTTGTAGTATCTGAATAGTTTTGCTTTAAATTTATCCGATTTGATAATGTTGCGGTATCGGATTTTAAAAGGAAATTGGTTAATGTATCCTTATCCGCTTTAGTGTCATAAAGGGTGGATATAGCCCCAAACGCAACACCAACGGCACTATCAATTGTAACTATATCACTTTGCAATGTGGCTATGTTCCCGTATATAATAGTATTGTTGCTGTCAATGATGTTACTAACGCTGTCAATTTCCCTGTTCAATCGGGTAATAGATGATATGTAGTTATTGGTATCTACCGCCCCTGCTGATATGCTTGCCAATCCACTATCTACATAAGCATTAGTAGCCCAAATAAGGCTATCATTGTTTATCCTTAATACCGCCTTACCTCTTGAATCAAACCCTAGCACCATGTTAGTATTAGTAGTTCTGTATGCTGGGAATACTAGCACACTATCCACCTTTAAACTACCAACTATCAATCCTGTATCTGTTGTTCTGCCGTTACCTATTGGCACTATTCTCTGTGCATTAGCACCTACCGATAAAACTAGCAATAATGCTACTATAATAATCCTCATAACAATACTAATATTTTTTGTGATGTGTAAAATGAAATAATTATACCTGTAATTGTATCTCCGTCTTGCGTAAAGTCTACATCTCTTATATAAACTTGATTGTCTGTTAATAGTGCCTGTACATTGTTACCCTCAAATGCTACATTTGTAACTGAATTGCCATCTTCGCTAACTGTAATTATTTTCCTTAGCTGTGCCTTTACGTATTCCTTTACATCTGCCGCCTCATAGATATAGTTTTCGTATAGTTCCGTTTCTTCATTGTATCGAATACCAACAATATAATCTAACTCCGAAAATTCGGGAGCTGTATTTAATTCTGAAAATTTAATATTTGGCATATCGTTCTATTCTGCTATGAAGTAATTAATTGCAATTTCATCTATAAATAGGTTTGGTGGTGGTGCGCTTTCTGCACCCCATAAATAGCCCTTATCAGTATTGTAAAGTTTAACCACTGTAGTAGCTAATTCAAGTGGTACACCCTCTTGTAATTCAACCGTTTCGGGTACTGTTACCTCATACTCTATTCGCCCTGTAGCCTCAAATACACTTTCATTATTGTTGGGTGCTTCGGGTATAGATATTGACTTAATTTTTGTGCTACAAAGCACACCAAAACCATACAATAGTTCTTTATATTCAGGGCTTTCAAATATAGCCCTTATCATACCTAATATACGGTGCATTTCTACCGCCCCACGATAATCACCCCTTACGTTATTAGTGGCGTGTGCTGCCGTATAAACATCAATAGTAAACAAGTATATGCCGTTAACTTGATGCCTATCACGATTATCATAATCGGCACGTTGTAGCGTTACATTTACTGCTGGTGCTTCGGTATGGTCAAACTGTATGATACGCTCGCAATAAAATGCAGGGTTGGGAGTTGTGCCGCCTGAAAGTGTAAATTGATTAGCAAATTCGGCAAATAGTATAGCCCCGATACGGTCACGTATTAGTTCATATTTCTGCGGTGCTATTACTCCATTAAGTGCCATACTTGCCCAATATTAACGTAATTAATCTACCTGTATCAGATGGAAACCACTGATTAACAACATACTGCACCGCCTCAACCGTAACCTTATGCCCTTTAAAATCTACCTCACCGTTTGCATTGCGTATAGTATAGTTAGCTTCATCAAATACATCTTCCGATACTGATACGTGTGCCATTCTATTATTGAACGCTACCCCTTGCCGATTTACATCAATGTGATGCCTAGAAAACAAACCGTTAACGGTGCATGTTTCGGGTGGGCTGGCAGGTGAAATGAAAGACATAGATACCCCGAACCCACTAGCGTTACTGCTAATGTTTGCAATATCACGCCTTGCCAATTCTAGTAGGCTCATTTGCTTTGTTTTTTCTGTTTGGTATCTTTTATTGGTTCTACTATTTCAGGGGCTAATTCGCAAAGATACCCACCTTTAACCAATATAGCAGCATCGGTAGCTAACATATCTTGAGTAACTACATCGCCTGCATAATGTATTTTATTTCCACTACCTGTTATTGCGATTGGTATAACCTTGTATTGTTTTTGCATGTTTTGTTAATTTAAAATAGCCATGCCATTTGTTAACGGCATGGCTATTAAAGTTAAGGTATTTATTTATCTTATGCTAGTACTGTAGCTGTAAACAGTTTGTCTACTTCTAGTAGTATTGGCAAACCTGCTGACTGTACACCGTACACTCTTGAACGTCTGCGCTCGTCTGTGTAGCTATAGTAAATGAATTTACCTGTACGCACTACTGGGTTATCTTCATCAATCAACTGTGGTACACCTGCATAAGCCATCATAAAGGCTGGGTTAGGTGGCAGTATGATTATTTTCTTTGGGTCGATGTAAGGCTGTAGTGTGCCGCTTGCATCTTCATAATATTGGTCATAAACCCATATACGATAGTTGCAAGTACCTGCGCTAAACATACCCATGTAATCAGCACCTTCGGTATTCTTAACTGGGCTTACAATGTCTGTAAGTGCTATTCTACGGATATCCGCTTCGGCTTGAAACTTAGTGTTAGCTATCATTGCCTGATATGCAGATGAACCCATCAACAAATCAAATGTACCTGTACCAACCTTACCAACTGAACGCATAAGGCTGCCCCATGTGCCTAAGAAAGATGATATACTTACTGTATTGTCTGCGAAGTTGTGCGCTGAATTGTAAGCAAGTATCATAGATGCTTTACGCTGAAAATCTATGTTTTCGGTAGATGTAGCAGTTACGATACCTGTTTGTAGGGCTTGCGCTCTTTGCAACTCATATCTACGCTCAATCTTATCAGCAAGCATTTGCATTTTCTCTGTACCCTCATTAAGGATAGCAGTTACTACACCTGCATCAACTGAACCGCTACCAATTAGACGGTCATACATACGCAATGAATCAACTGTAAAGTTTTCATCAAAGTAAGTAGGGTCGAAGTCTTTTTGCGTAGACTTTTCAAACTTGTTATGATTGCCTTCTGCATTGCGAAGTACATCGACTGCAATCTTTTCTTTACCTCTCTGTACTTCGATACTTACGTAACGTGTAGCAGTTGGGGTAGTGTCGGGAAACCATGTAGCAAGGAACGTAGTAGGGCGTAGACGCTCTTTCCACAATGCTAAAAACTTGGTGGTAATTGTTGACCGTATTAATGAACTGGGTATTGCCATTTTATAAGTTATTTACTTTGTTAATTAAGATTGTGGATTATCGATTGCTGTTAATTCAGTAGAAGTAATTATCTGAAACCCTGAACGCTGCATTACATCTTTAATTGTACCTGCTGGCACTGTAGCTACGCCTGCTGGGCTAGAACCATCTGTACCGATATAGTTTACAACTGTTGCAAGTGTTTCGCCTGACGCAAAACCTAACAACTCGCTTGCTACTCTACCAGCTATGCAATAGGTAATAGTTGCACTTGCACCGTTAGCTACTACAAAAGTATCAGCAGATACACCTAGTGGTATTTGTGAACCGTTTGTATTGTCTTTGTCTTGTAGTGCTATAAGGTTACTAGAACCAACACGACCGAGCAAACGACCTGCGGCTATTGTAACTTCGCTACCACTTGCATTAGTAAATGTAGCGGTATCGTAATAATTGCGACCTAGAAATAATTTCGAGGTATCAAAATTTGCTATTTGCGGATTTGCCATGATATTAAATTATTTTAAGTTTACGTTTTCGATTGCCTCTTTCCAAAAATCTTCTTCTTGCTTAGCCTCTGTAGTTGCTGGGGCTTCAACCTTTGCAGGTGTTACGCTTGCAGGGCTACCATTTTCAGCATTAAGCATAAACTGTGCTTGTGCTGCTTTTAGGCTAAATTCTGCCATTTGTGTAGCAGATAGTGCGCTACCTTCTGTGATACCTTTTTTGCAAGCCTCCAAATCAAGGTGCGCAAATACCATAAATGAATTAACTCTATCACGCTCGCTGGCAAGAATAGCATTTACCAATTCTGGGTGCTGTGCCTTTAATTCTGTTACTGTCATTTTATTGTTTTTTATTGTTATTGTTGTATTAGCCTCTTTTATTTCAGGTATTGCGAACGGCATTACTTCATAGCCCGATTGTGCTGCCATTGCGTAATGCCCTTTTAGTTCCGCTTGCATTGTAGGTGTAATGTTTACCACCTTATTTATTAGCCCTATTTCTTTCGCTTGTTTCGCTGTAAGCAATACATCTATTCGGGTATCAGTAGAAAACACATCATCCATTGATTTGCCTGTAATAGATTGAAACAAAGTAGTATTAACCTTAGCTTCTAACGCCTCACGTAATTTACCGTTAACCCTGTTTAATGATGCCCACATTTCAGCAGTCATTATGTTAGGGTCTTTTTCTACCCATGATGGATAAGCAGCCCGATGTACTAATATTTCCGATACATCTAACGCTTCGTTATCTTGGGTATAAGCTAACATAAATGCACCCATACTATGTGCCTTACCGTCAACCTTTATTTTAGTTGCTTTGGTACGTTCTGAAAGTTTGGCAATCATACCAAATGTACTTTCAGGACTGCCACCGCCTGTATTCATACGTATAACTACATCTTCATCTTTATACGCCTCTAGCTGCGCTATAAAGTTAGCAGCCGATGCGTCATAGAGGTAATTATATAGTATTATTTCTTTCATTCGCTTGTAAAATAACGCTACGAAAAAAAACATTGCAAAGGTTTGCCGATATTGTCGGTAAATTATTAATTTTGCGTATGGATAAGAAAGATGTAAGAGTAAACAACATAGGCACTAAGCAGCATAATGAGGTTAAAAATATAGCATCTCATGTAGGCTGTAGTATGGGTGAATTGATAAAAAAGAATTTGCATGTTATAATCCAGCAGTACCCAAAGGACTATCGGGAATATCCTTGCGACAAAGACTAACCCATGCCCTGTTAGTTGTATTTTTTGGGCTTGTATTTCCGCTATGTATAGTGGCTAAAAATCCGTTAATATATGGGTTGATATGTGTATTTGCTTTTTTGCAAAACATATAGTCTTCACCTATGTGCATGTCTGCAAATTTATTGCGCTTCCAAAATTCTTTTCTGTATGCCATTGTAGCACCCCATACTATTTTGCTAGTATTTGAACCTATATATTTATACCCACCTGTAGCATAAAATTGTGATAGACCTACTATGTCGGCTGTGGGATTGTCTTGCAGCTCCTGTACACATTTACTTACCCAATCTGTAGCATACACATCATCACTATCCATGTGAACAATAATATCCCCAATAGTTTTAGATACTAATTTATTTCGCTTAGTTCCTATTATACTATCTGAGTAGTCAAATAGATGCTCTACTATGTATGGGTAATCTTGCAACTTTTTAATAGTAGAAATACGCTCATTAAATACTTGCCTGTCTTGAGTAGTAGGGGTTACTATTGATACTGTCCTATAAGCCTCCATAGTTCGTTCATGGTTAAACCTGTTAACTCATTGCATACCTTTACATTATTTGCATAGTCTGAATGCCCTATACTGCTATTAATTGTTACTTCATGGTCAAGATGATATATCACGCCTTTTATTCGCTTTAATCTGCGTGTATTAGCCATTCTATAAAATCGCTCTATATCTTCGGGTGCATAGCTAATAAACCTTTCATTTTCCAATCCTATTTTGGTATATGCTTGTTTGTTAAATGCTATTGCTCCGCCTACGCTTTTAGGCGTGTTTGGGTCATTTTTAAACGTACCTTTAAATGTGTATTTGCTTAGTCTGCCTAAATCTTTTTTGTCATTTATTAGGTTATAAAATCCTCTGCCAACTCTTGCAAATTGACCGTCATAAGGATAAACATAATCAGCTACATAATTTCTTATGTAATCAATGGATAACCATATTTGCAACGGTGGCAAAAACACATCAGCATCATAGTTAATGACTATTGGCGTGTTAGCTTGTTTAGTCATTTCATTTAGCATTTTAGTGCGGTGAAATTTAGGATAATTGAATTTTACCTTACTATGATTTATAACATCAGTGCCTTGCTCACCTATAATAATGTTAGTGTCAAAATATGTGTTAATGTAGGATATGCAAGTATTGATATTTTCTATTCTGTCTGTGCTATCTATGCTAACTGGTATAATAAATGTAGTATCTTTTAGGTCTATTTTATTGTTTTTGTGGTCATAGCAAATCCATCTTTCGGGGTAAAAATCTTTGCTATCATTTTGTTTTAACAAATTACCTTCAAACAAATAATTAGGTCTAATTACTTTGCTATGTTCTTTTTCTCCCAAATAAGCTAACCACCAACTAAAGGTACTATTTGCAATTATAAAATGGTCGCAACAAGAACCTACTATTAACTGTTGCATAGGGGTTAAATCCTCAATAAAATGCACATTAGGCAAGCACTCAAAATGCACCTTGCAATACTCTATATCATCTGAAAATATCAGTATGTTGCAATCTTGCCAATTAGGGATATGTTGCATCATAGCAAGGTAGTAGTAATCAGCACCTAACTGTGCATAGTTAGGATTATCTACATAATCACCACGCCTTACAGATATTGCTATTGATTGTTTACCAAAAAACTTTTGTTGATAGCCTTGTAATTCATTGCACTTTTTAGCGTTAAACTGCAATGCTTTTTTTACTTTATCCTTGCAGTGTTGCCAATACTTTTCAGATTGCAGCCAACCAACAATATCAATATTGCCAACTACTTTAAATTGTTCAACATCATAGTGATAGTACTTTTCCTGTACCAATTTACAATCTGAAACGCCTTTAATGTTTGGTTTGTTTTCTAAATATTCCGCAAAATCGCATTTAGGTAAAACAACATCTTTGCCAAATGTTTCACCTAAACCAATTAATGACGCATATTGAAATAGCTGATTACCTAATCTGCCATAGTTGCCAAACTTGCTAAATGTTATCATAGCTTTTTAAATACCATTAGTGTGTTACGAAAATAGTTTAGCCTATCTTCCACAACTCCTCTTACCTTTAATGTATCATCTAACAATAGACTAAACCCTTTTTTTACTATTTTATCTAAAATGTAAATGTTATGCTGGCAATTTACATGCCCTATACCATCTTGTGTAGGAATAGCCCACGACATAATAATAAATCCGTCATCAGCACATAATTTGCAAATGTTATCTATTACCACATCTTCATATTCTTTTGCTATATGCTCCCCTACTTCTAAACAAATTACATTACCCTTTTTTCCTAACTCAATAGGTGTAGATAAATCATGTACTAATACATTGCCAAACTCGAAATTAGTTAGCTTTGTACCTTCAACCCCTAGTAAATTAGTAAACCCTATATCATGCAAATATCTAAGGTATGTAGCAAGCCCACAACCTAAGTCTATTACTTGTTTATTTTTAGGGAAATATTGACCTATGTATTGTGCTAATCTGTAACTAAAATCATGATATTGATTTGCTTCGTGCTGTTCCCATATTCCTGTATCTGTTGGCATAGTTACTTCTTAAAGATAAATATTAAACCGCTATAAAAGTGTATTGTTTTAATTCCGTAAATGTCCTCAACTCCATATTCAGGATTTAGCGTATCGCATAACCCCTTAAAAAAATTCATTGATGTTGTATCTGTTGGTAATGTACCGCCACCGTAATGCTCGTTCCAATAGCTTGTTTCTGTATCTTCAACTACATATATACCGCCACTATTTAGCTTGCAAAATAGTGTGTCAAACGTGCTTATTATGTGGCTACTAACATGGCTGCCATCATCAATAATTATGTCAAATGGAGCAGGTAATGATTTTAAAAAGTCATTGTCTATTTGACTACCTTGATAAATAGAAACACCTTTTATATTTAATTCCTTTTTGTAAAAATCAAATCCAATTATATTGGCATTGCTAAAATAATCACGCCACATTTTTAAACTCTCACCGCCTTTATTTACATACTCATAACCACCTATGCCAATTTCTAAAAGTGTTATTTGTTTGTCTTTTAGTGCCTCAAAATACATATTATAAATAGGGGTGTAGCCATGATGCCACATCCCCTTATCTGTTTTATATATTTCTGCTAATTGGCTTAGTGTGTCCATTTTACGGATTTGTGTTTATTGGTACTACTATCGGTTCTATGTATTTCAATCCTAAGTTTTCCGCTTGCTCTATTTCCTTTGCGGCTTGCTCCATGTTATCCTCACTATCGCCACCGTTAACGTTAATAGTAGCATTTTCAAGTGTAGTAAGCGGTTTATCTTCAAACATCTTACCTAGCTTCAATCTCTCGGCTGTAACCTCTTTAACTGGGTCTATATGCGGTACGTTTGCACCTCTCCATGCGCTTGCCTTAAACGCCTCCAAAGTTAAATAATCCTTTGACATTAAAGCCCTTAAATATCCTTGTGCCTGTACTTTATTTTTTGCTACCTCAATATCTAACCATACCGAATAGATAGGCAAATAAAAGCCGTTTGCAAAGTTCTTGCGCTCAACATCTAGTGTATGTTCCCAATCCTTTAAAGCTGCCCTACTTGCGCTGAAATTACTATCGTACATCATACGTGCTACATTAGGTGGTATTCCTACCGCACTAAATATATCGTTTGATATAGTCATAAAGAAATCCTTAAAATGTAACTCTTGTTTACTCTCTAGCGATTCAATAGCCGTATCTCTCGGCATGTTAAATGTCTGTTTGTTAGTAGTAGCGTATATGTTTTCGGCTAACATAGTACCGAACTTATCAACTGGTACATCATCTTGGTCGTTATAGTTGCTTATCTTAGTAGCATTTTTAGCAAATATATCTTCTTCATCTGATTGTGTACCATGCTTAATATAGTAAGCTATCTTAGCCCTTTCTTCTGCACTACTAACTGTAGCCTCTTTGTATCGGTCTAGTGTTTTTGCACTTTCGATTACTGTAGCCAACATAGCAAGCCCCCTATAATCATCAAGCCTAAACTGATTGCCACTATATAGCCATGCCATCTTTTGCCCTGTTTTATTATTATACGCCTCTATTCTTTCCCAATTAAACGGCTCAAACTTTACATGGTATGCTATTGGCTTGCCTTCGCTGTTTATTTCTACCCCATCACGTACTATATTGCCATTATAAATAAAATCTGCACCTGTAATAGCTACACCTGTAGACATTGGATTGCTTACGTGCGCTCCATCTATTAACTGCACCCTTAGCGAACCATTTATAATACGCAATATTACCAACACATCGCCCCCTACCTTACCATTTACTAACGCATCATTAGCCAACTCATGTAAATTACGTTTGTTGCTGTAATCAGCAGTGCAACTATTAGCAAATACTTGCCACCTACTTTCAACCACATTATTAAATGTTTCGCTATTTAGCTTTATACCTTCAGTAGCAAGATATGATGTTTCAGGGATAGAACGCAAATCAAGCCCTTTACCTATTACCCACCTTGCAAGACGGTTAATAGCCATTGAACATATTTCACTCTCCAAATACAACTGCCACGACCTAGCCCTTAATACTTGCGTATCTAAAAAATAATCCTTTACTGGTCCGACTGCACCTGCATTTTTCTCGCCATCAAATATATCGTACTGGTAAAAACGCCTTACGGGGCGTGTGCTTGCTGCCTGTTTTTCAGGTTTTGCTTTACCAATCTCAAATCCAAATATCTTTAACATACTCTTCTAAAGTTTTGACCGTCACGTAAAATGTACCTTCTGCCGTTTAATTGTGCAAGATACCTATTTTCCATTCTCTCATACGCTATTATATCCGCTTGTATCTGTTTTGAACTGCGATACTTAGCAGCTATCTTTACTTGACCGTCATCAAGTTCGTAACTCTCATATATGCCATTCCCTGCATCGCTTGTACTTGATGCAAGGATATAAAGTTTATCTATGATTAAACGTATCTTAACCAACCTATCCTGTATGGTAGTGGCTGTTGTTACGTACATTAATGCGTTGCTATATTCTATCATAATGTTTTTATTTCGTTTATTTTAGCACCTGTAATTGTTGCTGTTGGTGGTATGGCTGCCGATAATGGTGTACTTGTAGGTGTAGTAGGAGCTGTTGATGTATGTGTGTGTGCATTAAATACAGTAACTAAATCTGTAACCGATTGCTTTAAACTGTTAAATCCTGTTTCTAGTTCCTCATACCTTACCATGTGCTTACTATCGCCCAATAACTCCAAATTACCGTTAGCCCTCAAATATACATAACCATTCTCACTATACAACCTTATACTACCAACTTCTGCAACTGCATCTTTATACACATACCCAACTATCACACTATTACCCATATCTGCCGTATTAGCATACACCGCTACCATTTCCCTAACTGGTGCGCTGTCAACTCCATACGGTAGTGCCTGTGGTATCTCCCTAGCTTTTTTAAATAGCGATACCTGTACTATTCGCCTAGTACCCCTAATTACGCTACCTAGTACATTTGCTAAGAACATTATCCAAATATATTTTTAGGCTCACCATCTGTAAACACATCAGGTAAGCAACAATTCAAAGTTAGTATTTGTTTTTCAGCATCACCGCTATATGTTGCCTCACGTATAAAAAATAATGTTTTTGTAAATAGAAAACAGTTAGGACTAATTACATTTACCATGTTATTAACCTTTGCTAATGTCTTTCCAAAATACCAGCTATTAGTTTCAATAGATAAAGATATATTTTTTAATTCTTCTGATAAAATATTTCTTGCCGTAATTGGTACATCGCCTCCTGTACTTGCAGATTGTACGCTTACATTAGGTCTATAAACCGATTGCACGTAGGGGTTAGGAATAGTAGCATCTACTACCTGTTGCACATCAACCACATCGCTTTGCTTTACAACCGATATAGTGCTGTGCATGTTTTGACCGTTGGTAACTAGCTTTATTTTAGTATTTGGATTAGTGCCATTAAATGTAAATACTGGCTCATAAGTAACCGCTACTACTATCCTTTGTGCGTTATAGTCTGCCGCACCGTCTATGTCTGCCGCCACTGGTGTAACTGTAACCGTAGTTAGTGTATCATCTGTAGTTGTTTCGCTGCCTACTCTAGCCTTTGTATATCTTACGTTTCCAAATTCATCATGTGTAAGGATAACGTGTTTCTGACTGGCTATTTTTGCTAAAAAGTCCTTTATACTTTGTGTTTCTTTAGCCTCAACATTTGCGTAATTTATATTTACATATTGCGCTATTAGTGGGTCTATAACCAACTTCAAATCAAATGGTTCTATTAACTTTTCTGTAATCTCTTTAAGGTTAGATGTAAACCATTGTTGTGGCTCTTCTAGTGGTATTTGGCAATCTTCTAATACACCTGTACGGCTATACCCTGACAATGTTATAAGTGTAGGTTCGGGGCTATCCTCATACTCAATATTTAATACCGTACCTGTTAGCAATCTACTGCCACCATCGCTGATAACTATTCGCTGATAACCTAACGGCTTATATATGCGTCTATGCGTGGCATTGTTAGGATTGTATAATACCGAAAATTGAAAATCAGATACAAGGCTATCATACCTTACTGTTAGTCTAAGGTTTGTGTATGTATCAATAACAACATCTTCAATCTTAATTTGCATTTTCGTAGTATGTGATTAACCTATCTCTTGGTATTATAAATATCTCGCTTAATCCTATCATGTTAGCATCTAACAACTCATTCAAAAACTCATCTGTAGGGTCTGCACCGTATAGCCTTTGTGTTAGGTTAATCGGGTCTGTATCTTCTTCTAATCTAAATGTAACCTGTAGCCTGCCGTCTGCCGCAACATTATAAAGATTATTTATAGCAAAGGTAATCAATTCCGTAATACCTGACACGCTATCATAATCGGGTATATACCCATCGGCACTACCACCTGTAGCAGTTTGTAAGCTATCAAGATTAATTATATAGCCGTTATACGCATTTGCAAGTATATCGGCTATGGCAATCGCATCGGGTCTATTCCTGTAACTGCCATCGGTATTAGTTACCGTAGTCTTAGCCATTGCGGTAATTATAGCCCCTACATTTGTTTCATACTGCCGCTTTTGTTTCCTGTTAAGTATAGTATCTAAACTTCTATTTAATGTATTGATTTGCTGTAAAAATAGCATCATTCTAGCCTTTACAGTTTGAGCAAAGTTATAAGGGGCTTCAATCATTCTTTGTGCTAATCTTACTGCTGCTGCTGGCTTTGCTATAAGATTGTTAAGCCCTGTATTGGCTGCCGTAAAAGCATTAAAGTACACCTGTGCATCTAATGTAGTTCCTACGCCATTTACGCCATCATTATACATCTTTGATAGATTACCCTTATACTCTTGCACATCGGCTAATGTTGGGGTCTGTATATCCACTGCATACGTATCGGCTTGCAACTTATCAATAGCAAGTTTATCCGCTACTATCTTACTTTGTGCATCTTTTTTAGTTGGTTTTTTACCTATAACCGTTGCAATCATTACCCCTGTAATATGGCTAACATTATAGTCTTTATTGTCGTATGTTAGTTCTAATGGCTGTACAAACAGTGTGCCGTACATGGGGTGCTGAACTGTCCAATACTTTGGATTACGTGCCGATTGTTTAAACCGTTCCATCAAATCCAAATGATTATCACCATCAAAAAATACATCTAATGAATACCGCTCACCCTTTACATTCTTACGCTCAACTACTGTACCTGCTACGTTTGGAAATTCAAATAACGACATATTAAACGCCTGCTGAATTTGAGTAGGTATGTACTTCGGTCGGTATTCTGCACCGTCACCCATTTTAATAACGTATGGCTGTGCCATCTTTTCAATCCAACTCATATTCTAGCTAATTGTTTTGCCGCCTCATTAATAAATATTTGTTCTACTCTTTTACTGCTTTGTTCTGCCGCCTTGCCCATAAAATGCGTAGCTGGTGGCTTTACTTGCCTATTATTTTTTTCGCTATAAACTGCCGTCTTACCTATTACAGTATTTTTGCCTTTACGCATTACTTTGTTTACTAAATATATCGTTCTCGCCCCACTACTATTTTTAATATTACCCCTCACTAATCCCCCTTTACCTGCATGAATTGCAGATTTAACAAACTTTTGTTTATCATTTTTACCGCTTGCCTTATCGCTATCAATCATCCTATCAAGTGCCGATATTCTTAGGTCTTTTCTTACTCCTTTATGCCATGATTTTGCAGACCTTGCACCCTTTAACGCTACGTAATCTCTACCGCCTATTTTGCCCCCAAACTCTTGCTGCTTTAAGTCATCTACCGCCCTACCTTTATCATTCGGTAATTGCTTGAAACCTGCTGCTGACTTCATTTGTGATATGTCGCTACCCTTTGCAAATACTACTGTACTAGCTGCTTTAAAGAACTGTGGCTTACGTTGTATAAATGTACGCTTTGCACTTTTTGGCATGGTGTTTTGTTTCACATCTAATGCCGCCTTACTCAATGTGTTTCTTATAGCATTTGGTAACGCTGATTTACGCATACGTTCTAGCCTTGCCGTATATGTTACAACTTCGCTACTATTGATATTTAGAAATACATTCATTATGTTTGCACAAAACTAAACTAAAAATGAAACACACACTATTTGCAATCGCTTTAATCTCTTTTGTTTCTTGTGGCAAACAGCCTGCTTGCCCTCCTGTTAATCCACCTGTACCTCCTAAAATAAATAGTGGGTGTTGGGTTGGTAACAACGGTGCTTTTATTTGCTTTACTGATAGTCTTTTTTCAAAAACAAATCAGTTTTTCACTCCTTATGCTATTACTGACGATAGCGTTTACTTTCTATTTAACAACACTGTTAGGGTAGCTGATTTTGGGTATGAGTTTAAAAACGACACTTTAATAGTATATCCTGTAAACCCATACCCAAACGCACCTTTTAAGTACTGGCGTTAGTCTATTCTATTTCAAAAGTTACTGATATTTGAAATATATTATTATCGACTCCTGCTGTAAAGTTTGCTTGGTCTAGTCTTTTAATGCTTAAAAAAGTAGATGCGAATTCACACACTAAAGCAGAAGAAATATCACCTATACCGCATACTTGCGTTGGTGTAATTTTTAAGTTAGTGCTTAAAAATGGAAGAGATATAAGAAACTGATTAAATGTTCCGCTTATAGTAACTTCATCTATGATGAGCTGATACTGTATAGTATTACCTGTTCTCATGTATTTATTCAGTACTACATCAGTGGGGGCTACTGTTATTGTACCTCCTACCCCTGTAAATGTTGTACCTGTTACCGCCTTCCACTTATTCACATAAATAACATTCGCAAAATTCGCAATACCTGTACCGCTTGTACCGCATGCAATTTGTAATGTTTGTACGCCATTAGTATATAATACTGGGCTAAATACCGTAACTATATCAACTAACGCACCGCCACATGGCGAACCCGCATTACCTTGTATATAATATAACTCTCCATCATACAAAGCAAAACCACTATCCGACCTAGTAGCACAACCCCATAAAATATACACCTTTGTAGGGTCATACGCACCACCAATTAAACTAACAACTATCTGTGCTGCATGGTTTCCTATAACCTTGCTCAAAGCCTCTGTTAACTGAAATCCATTAGTAGAATTATCGGCTAAACTGTTAAGCGTTATACCTGCGCTGTCTGCCAACTTTTGAAAAAACTGTTGCAAATCTGCATTACTCTTACGGTCTATAATCGTACCGCTTGGATTGTCCTTAATATCTCCGTAAGGATATGCACCACCTACCGCAACTACTGTACCGTTATAATCTGTTATTTTACGTGCCATAATATTATATATAGTTTACAAATGCGAACGCCACCGTTTGCGCTGGCTTTAATTTTAATACTAATTCCCTAAATTCAATTTCCCTATCTGCATCTACATTAGCAAAGGTAGTAATTGTGCTGCCTGCAATGTAAAATGTACTGCGATAATTTGCACCAAAATCAAAAGTGGCATCCCTTACCGCTTCTAAATTATTTGCTATAATTGTAATACCCTCATCTATCCACCCACTGCCATAAGCAGTTTCGCCATAACTAATATCACCGTAAATTGCTAACCCTATCGGAATACCTAATATATCGCTAGGTGTTTTGGTTTCCATTACCGCAGGCGAACCAACTAAAAACCTATTCTCATATAGTCGTACATCAAAACCTGCCAACCTTAACTGAAATTCAATAAATAGATAGTGCTGCCTTGCTGGCTGTCCGTTAGGGTGTGCCATCTTGCGATATATAGCTAACTTTCTATCAGTCAATGATACGGTACTATTGGTAATCATACCTAATCTACGTTCCCAATCTGTTGCATCTTGTGCCGTAAAATTAGCATTGTCAGGTATAATGCTATCCAATATACTTACGCCATCACTTGCCGCCCTTGCTAATGACAAACTAAGTGCATCGGTCAACTTCCAAAACGTACCGAGATAGGGCAATTTAAACGCCCTACCTCTCGGATATAGTAACCTTAATAACCTAAATATTCTATCTCCCATTATACGTAAGTTATTGTGTCAAGATATGGAATTTCGCCATTATCAAATTGATAGCTTGACATTATGACACCATCAACACGCATCGTAATAGTGCCAAAACTACTACCTGCCAACGCTGATAATACTATCGCACCTATCCTATTAGTATCAAATATATCGTTCCTCTCTGCCACAATGTCAATGCCTGCAATAAACGGTCTAACATCATATAAAGCCTCTGTAATAGCTGCTAATATAGTAGCTTGCTTACCTGCCGTAAGGTCTGCAAATGACGCAATATTAATATCTATCTCACGCAATACAATAGGATAAACATTTACTAAAAATACGCCTAATGGTCTACGTGAACGCTCGGCAAGTGTTAGGGTTACATCGGGGCTGGCTTCAATCACATCTTCTACATCTGTTAATATTGCTGATGTTGGTGTACCCCTACCGTCTGTACTATCTGCAATGGTAGCCTCAACATATATATCTACTTCGTTATTATTACCACTACTTGCATAGGGGTATATTTCTCTTGTACCTTGTGCATCATATCCCCATAATCTATAATCACCCTTACTGCCGCCCTGTGGCTCAATCCTATACGCCTGTATTATCTTAGTCCTGTACTCTTCAACCGTTTCCGCTGCCTGTGGTATAACTGTTTCTGTAGCTACTGTAATACCCCTATTAACATCATTAATTGGGCTTGTAGCTGTCAGTGTATTACCAACTACTAACCTACTTTCACTGCCTGCCGTTAATGCACGTATTGTTATCGTTCCTGTGCCTGCTGGCATAGTGTAGGCATTATCTAGGATAAACAAAAAACCCGCATTTAAAGCGTTGCTATCGCTTTTAAATGTTGTGCCTGCTGGTATCACTGCTGCCGTTGTGCCTGTTACCGTAGCTGTATATTGCGCTTGTGTAGCTGGGAAACGCCTACGACCTAATTTAAGCAATCCAAACCTATCAAGCGTACCGCCTTTCTCTTCGGGGTCTGCTAAGTCAGGTGCTACATTCTTTTGCACAAAACCAATAGATAAATATACTAGCTTTAACGCACCTGCATAAACCAATGCAAGTATTCTTAGTAACACCCTGCCAAATGTAGATAATGTAATACCTAACTTATTTTCTAAGTCTAGTACTATCTCATCATATATCTGTTGTTTTGTTTTTATCGTTGCCATTATTATAAGTTAGGTTGCCACATTAAAAATACTTCCTCTCCATTGATATTAACACTCATGTCTATTCTGTTCGTCTGCGGTATGCTACTGCTAACTACTACGGTAGTACTTGCAATCTGTTCTGTAAGGTATGCCAAATCATTACTAACCGACCTTTCTATCACTGGTCTGCCTGAACTACTTAACGGTGTTACTCTTAACGTTTCTTCTGTAGTAGCTGTATGCTGTTGCCCTACATCTTCGGGTAATAGTGCATTACCCCACCAATCAGCCCCACCAAAGCATGATAAGTACGGCATGTTGGTAATACCCTCAACCGTATTTATATCGCTGCCATTTAGCCTTATTTCGCCACCGTTACCACTTTCAAATATTTCTATGTCCGTCATAAGTTACCCCCCATCATTGTAGTAGTTCCTTTAACCGCTATACCTGCCGTTGCCGCTACATTAACATTGCTCGGCATATTGTTGTAAGATAACTCAATCTTTTCTTTTTTGCTGCTTTCTTGTATTCTTTCATACAATGTATTTTGCTCTGTAACCTTGCTGCTAACTGCTGGCATGGTTGCCCCTTCTTTTTCAGGTGTATATGTACCCATATTGGTGCGGAATACCTCAATAGCCATCTCGCCATTCTTAGCCCAATCAGCCCCTGTTATCTTGGCTATAATTGATAGTATTGCCTGTAGTGGGGCTAATACCACATCTAATAACACCTTTCCAATCTCTTTTATAGCACCCAATATACCACCAACCTTAAAAGCCTCTCTAACTTTATCCCAATGTTGCACCAATTTAACAATAATGTATATTAGTGCCGCAATACCTGCAATAATCCAAATAACTGGGAAACCGTAAAAAGCAGTATTTAATAACCATTGTGCCGCCTCCGCTATTCCTGATGCTATAGCCAATGCATATAACCCCCCTTCAGTAGCAAGTAAAGATGTGGCATATGTGCCATTTGTTATAGTTGCTATGCCTGCCGCAATTTCATAGGCAAATGTCCATGCTGCCGCTGCCTTAGACACCAATGATATACCCCATATAGCCGCCTTAACACCTATTAAGATACCCAATAATGGTACAGCTATATCTAATATCCATCCCATGTTATCAGCAAGCCAACCTAAAAAACCGCTTGCCATTTGCAAACCTGTACTTGTTTCATTTAATGTAGTTATATATGTAACAAATGTATTTACAGTTTCGTCTATTTTATTCCTTAGCGTATTAGTATTTTCTTTCGCCATTCGGGTAGACTCACCTACTGAATCAACCTTACTAATGTAGTCAGGCAATAAAGACGCATTTTGAAGTAATCCAGTTGCTAATGCAAGGTTTTCTTTACCAAATACTTGCATTACAGCAGATGTGTCACCCGATATTTTAGATAACTCTTTAAGCCTTTCCGCAAAGGGAACTGATGTATTAGATACTTTGTTTACATCTACACCGTATTGCCTCATTACTTCAAGAGCTTTAGGGGTTATTGCCCCCTCACCCTTAGCCATTTCGGAAAGTATATTTCTTAGTTTAGTACCCGCCTCTGCACCCTTCTCAAACTTACTCACCAACTCAATAGCAGCAATAGACTCAAGAGGACTTACATTTATGTTTGCTGCAACTGTACCAAATTTCTTTAAAGCCTCCTGAGTATCATTAATTTCACTACTACCAGCAACACTACCAGCAGCAAGCATTTCCACTAACTTCCCTGCACTTTCAGCACCTTTGCCGTATTGATTTAATATGTCAGTTACCGCATTACCTGCCGCCTCTGTTTCCATCCTTGCCGCCTTGCCTAATAATATACTTGCCTTAGTAACGTCTGATAAGTCCTTTGCATTATCTAACAATTCAGGCATGTTATTAGCTATCGAACCAAACGCCTTTACTACATCTACGGAACTTTTTTTACTTTCTTTTGCTACCTCCGCAATCTGCAATTTAAAGCCCTCAAATTGCTCACCTGTTGCACCCGTTAACGCTTTTAAATTAGCTAACTCATCCTCATAATCAAGTATAGATGTAGCACTAAATGTAATAGCTTCTGCCGCAGTAGCTA